AGGAATACTACCCAAATCATCTAATGTAATATGTGCTCAGATTTTATTAAGCTTCCGAATTGTACCAGTCGCGATATATTCGTCAATCTTATTCGCAACACCTTTACCAACACCAGCAACCTTGTGAGGACCTTGGGAAATCTCTGTACCATTCGTCACTTCAAAGTGAAGTTTGCGGATAGCCTTAGCAGCCTTTTTGTAAGCTTCACCTTTGTGAGTGTTTTCCTCTACATCTGCAAGTAACGCCAATTGATCTACAATATTCTCATTTGTAGTGAATGTCTTGACCACCTTAATTTCCCCAGTTTCAAGGAATTCATTTACTTTTCTTACGATACTCTTACCAATCCCATATAGATGAGAAAGTTGCTCACCATGGGTTACTTTGAAATCAAGATGATATATGATGTTAGCCGCTTTCTCATAGACAGCTTTCTTAAATTCATTTTCTTCCTCTTGGGCGAGGTCATCAAAAGCTTCCGTGAGGGGCAAATTGTAGCAGACAAAATAGTTATCATCTGAGTCTGAGTCTGACTCTGAGTCAGAGGCAACAGATTCCTCATCACTCACTTCAGCATATTGGAGCATAGTTTCGTACTCAAGAAGGGCTTTTTCTTCTTCACATTGTTGAAGGCGCTTCTTGAGATCGGCGTTTTCCTTTTCAAGGTTGGCAATGTAGGTGGCAATAGATTGAGAGTTCATAGTTGAGAGTTGTGTGACTTTTTGGGGTGGGTCGGGTGACTTAGGCGCGCGATTTAATGATGGGTATCCCGTACCCCAATTCTTCTACAAGTGGGTTGTTTTTGTAGTCATTTTTGTAGTGAATCTTCTTGACTCCACTACTCGCGAGAGCCTTGTAGCAATTGAGACAAGGGTAGTGTGTGATATATGCTTCAGTGCCATCTATGGAGACACCCCGCTTAGCCGCATCCGTGACGGCATTGATTTCCGCGTGAATCGTTGCTTGTTCGTGTCCGTCCCTCACAATTGAGGTGTGATTAGAACCACCAAGGAAACCATTGTAGCCCATACTTATGAGACGGTTGTTCTTCACGAGTACGCATCCCACATTGAGTCTATCACACGGCGATCTAACCGACGCAAGTTCTGCGGTCTTCATAAAGTACTCATTCCATGAGATACGATTGGTCATATTTAAAGAAATTGTCCAACTAATCTTTAAATGTGTGAAACCAATCCATGTAAAAATTTTGAATTTTGTAATGGGTATATATGTACCCACCCAAATAAATACCTTCTAAGTGGTGGCAACCCAAATTTGTGTATAAATTGTGGTGTTATGTTTCGTAAAGAATTATTCTTCAAAGATGATGTGGAATGTCCCGTTTGCATCGAAACAAAACGAGGAATAACACAACCAAATTGTGAGCACGCGATTTGTATCAAGTGTTTCCGTGATTGTTATTACGGTATATATAATGAACCAGATTTCCCCTATCCGAAAGATATCGAAGAAGAATACGAGGAATATGGGGGTTTGTGTGATACACCTAAATCATTTCTTGATAAATATCCGTTAATTTATGATTATGAAGAAGAATGTAATAAAAGATTTGATAAACAAGAGCAAACGCGAATAATGAATAGTAGGTGTCCTTTGTGTCGGAGTTAATCATCTCAAATCTTTATCCGCTGTGTAATATGTTTTCCCTTTTGTGACAAAACTGTGAACCCTTGCGTACCCCCACGCTTGTGGAGAAGCTCCTGGACGATGCCCAGTTCTCCACGCAGCGAGACCTCTGTTATATACCGTTTGAAGTGTCTTGAGGGGTATCTTTGTAGCCTTCGCTATCTCCGGGAGGGACTTGACACCTGGATACTTCTTTCTAAATCGTTGGGTATATGAAGATGTGCGAGTCTTTACACCCTCATCCGTCTTGAAATCCGCGTAATCCTTCTTGAGCATCTTTTTGTAGCGAGTCTCCACAGACTTTAGGGTTCTGAGACCACGAAAGTATTTGAGGGGTGCATAAATTGGACCCTCAGTTCTGCGCAATTCACGAACCTTCTTGGAAATCTCCTGATCAGTGAGAGGCATCTTAATTATTATGTAGATTTAATTCAATGGGTTGGGATAAAGAAGAACCAATTCCAGAAGATGAGAGATCCTGTAACATTTTCTGTAACTGCTGTTTACTAAGTTCTATAACGGGATTAATGGTTGGTGGTGTGATGGTAAAAATGTATTATGCTGGTTATTTGTGACGCAGATACTTTACAGCTTCTAGAATGTTTGAAAAAATTTTGTTACCAAAACGAACTCTACCCGACTTTACCGACACCCACCCCTTGTGTCCGTCGTAATAACACCTTTGAATGTCAACCATTATAAAAACAAAAGATTATTTTAAAAGAAAGGTGAGATGGGTCTGACAATTATTATGGGAAATATGTTTTCGGGTAAAACTTCTGAACTTATACGAAGACTTAAGCGTTACAAAGTTATCGGCAAAAAAATTGTAGTCATAAATTCAGCGAAGGATACGAGATCTCCTGAGGAAGTTCTCAAGACCCACGATGGTGTTGAATTTCCATGTCTCAAAGTTGAGCATATTTCTCACTGTATCATCAAAGAATCTTTTTGTAACGCAGACATTGTGGCGATTGATGAAGCCCAATTCTTCACAAACCTCAAAGAATTTGTGGAAATGTGTCTCTTTCTCAATAAATCGGTGATCATAGCTGGTCTTGACGGGGACTACAAGCAACGAAAGTTTGGAGAAGTCATTGATTGTATTCCATTAGCGAGTGATGTCACAAAGCTTTCAGCTCTCTGTATGGATTGTAAAAATGGAACACCTGGTCCATTCACAAAGAGGATTGTTCAAAATGATGATCTTGAACTGGTTGGTGGTAATGATATGTATAAGGCTGTGTGTCGCAGACACTTAAAATCTATGGACATCAAGGATGAGGGTCACTCTTTTCTCCAAACTGCGTTTCATAAGGCCATGGAATCGCGAATGGTCGAATAAAAAATCTTTCCCAGGTTCGTGTAAATGACCACCATTTGATGTGTAAAGTACACAGTGTTTGCCACCTTTAATGGTGAGATGATACCTCAACATAAGATTACTCTCTGCGCGGTGTGCAGGTATAGTCATTGGACCCTCAATCACAGCGAACTTTCCAGACTCTTTATCTACACATGGTATCTGATCAATAATCTTTTGAACTTCTGGAAAGTCTTTGACTTCATAGTAATAGTACCCGTTGTTTTTCTTAAACCATGGATCAAGTTTGTGGAAGTACTTTTTCTTTGCGTTTCCGAGACCCTTCTCATATTCATAGAGGATCTTGTTATAGTTTGCCTTAACAAACCAAAGATTAGGGTAGTCTAATACATGATATTCAAACTTATGATAAATCAGATCAACAAGGGTGTTTCGCATCCCAACAAGTGGCCTGAGTGGATTTTGAAAGTACAATCTATCTATTGGTGATTTGAGATAGTCGTGGAGTACAAGAACCACTGGTACCCAGAGGAGGTGCCACATTAATTTCTCAGCATAAAATAAAAATGCCAGGTTACGGCAAGCGAATGGAAATGTATGCCCCAGAGCCCACTGATGAAGTCCAGGATGTTGAACAACGCTTCGTGATGCCAAAATTGACCCTCGTCCAATTGACCATCCTCGCGATGATCCTCTACTATGCGTGGTCTGTGCGTAAGATGAACCGCGCCGTTGTCTCCACCGCGATGCTCGCGATTGGTCTCCTTCATATGTATGACCACCTGTACCGTGTGAAGCGTGGTGATGAGCGTCTCTTCTTCTTCCCAGAAGCGAAGAAGGAGGGTTACTGCAGTATGTGCCAAAAATAAATTAGTAGTAAATTGTAAGAATGCACGTCAAAATCGTTCGTAGCCCTGATCGTAAAAAGAAGTTCAGGGCGATCCTCGGTGACGGCAGGACTGTTGACTTTGGTGCCAGTGGGTATTCCGACTACACCAAACACAAGAATCCTTCGCGTATGCGCTCGTATGTTTTGAGACATGGTGGGCAGATCCCCAAGCGTGTGGTTGCTGAACGCGAGCCGGCAATGATACACAGAATGATGCGTAATATAGATAAGAGTGACAGGGAAGATTGGAAGCTATCTGGTATTGGTGGGGCGGGTTTCTGGTCGCGGTGGTATCTCTGGAGTCAGCCAACAATTCCAGAGGTACAACGGTTCATGTCAAAAAGATTTGGAATTAAATTTATATGATAATACTAAATGGCTGCAATCGTTTTAGGATTATGCTGTGTATCTTCCATGATTGGTGGAGGATACCTGGCATATAATGAAATGAAAAAATCACAGTTGGAGGAAGCTGCTATACAAAGACAGAAAACCTTCGCAAAAACACCAGGACTTCATATGTTCTATGAATGTGATTATAAGGAAGATGGTGTACTTCAAGTGATAGATGAATCACTTCCAAAGACTATGGAAGATGAAACTACAATTGATATGGATGGTGGTTTTAAATCATTCATTATCACAAGTGGATATAAAGTAGACACATATGATAAGAATGGGCTCACTGGCGTAAAAATGACGTATAGCGGGCCTCAAAATATGCAATGCCTTTCTACCCCTATTAAAAGTTTAAAATTCTACAAAGCTTAATTATCGGCAAGACCACGCCTCTTGAGGTTAGCCCTGAGATCAGCCATAAGAGCGGCGCGTGCGTTCTTTGGAGGAGCGCGCATTGGGGGTGGAGGTGGAGGTGGTGCCATCCTTCTTGGTGAAACACGGACAGCTTGTCGTGGCGCTCTTGGTTGTGCAGGTTCAGCCTCCCTAAGAACCATTTTACACACCTTAATAAACTTTTTAGCACTCTTCGCTTGATTTTCCAAGCTTGGCTCATTCTTGTTTTTCTTCAACTTTGATTCAAGCTCTTTCTTTGTAAGTTTTACACGCTTCCCCTTGATATCTTTGGTGACGCGGAGACCCATCTTTTTTACTTTTTCCTTGAGTTTGTCGTACTCCATTTAATATAGACTGGGAAATTAATGGTAGCGAACACCGGCCCTTGTGGCAGCATCGTCAATTTCGTCAACCATTTCCCATGCCCACAAACATTCCTGAGCATCTTGGTGTTCGCAGATTGAATGCGCCAAATCAAGGGCTTCGTGAAGAATCATTTTGAGGCGCATCTGTCTTGTGGTGATTTGCTTTGGTTCTCTCAATGAAGGTGCTTCATACATGTGTTGAAGAGCAATGCGGGTAATTTCGGCCTTCTTTGTTTCATAATTGATTTCTTCACTTCTGGAAGCGGCAACTATCTTGTACCTGTGACGAAGTGGTCCCGATGGAGGTGGACTCCAATACCCAAATCTCTTGAGGGTCTTCACCATTAAATATCTTTCTGAAAATATTTTTAAGACCATTTAAGTCTCTCTACAAATCTTCTAAATAAGTAGGGAGCAAGTTCACTTAAGGAACCAAATGGCACATAACGGTAATCTGGGAAGTCTTCACCCATACCCAAAAGTTGTGCCACTTTGTATCTGTCATGGGGACAACTCCGCGCAAACTTAATATCTTCCGAGTTATGTGTCGCCAAAAGTGTGTGTACATTTTCACGAGCACCCAAACTCATATTAAGACCCTCCCTAAATGATTTGTCTACAGCCACTTTGTTGGGGAGGAGACCGTCTTGCTTCCCCAAGTACGCACCACGAACCAGTTTGACTCCAAGTTGTATATTGTGTCTTTCCGCTGCACGAAGATCTAATTCAAGTTCTTTTAGAGCTGTGATACGATACATTTGATATGTTTTGAAAACACGGGGTTCATATTGATTAAATTGTATCATCATATCATAAGTTTCTTTGGGATACAATACATCTTCAGCGTCAATACAAACCTGACATTTATTCTTTATCGCGTGCTGAATAACCTTTTTGATATGCGCTGCCGCGAAATGAGGTGATTCCCTTGAAGCAAATGATGTCATCTTTAGGGCAAACATTGACCCTGGAACAGCTTCCATGGCCGACATATTTACTTCACCGACATGGTGTGCTTCGTGTATTTTACAGTTTTCGCGGGCATAATCCAGAATTACATTGGATCCAGACCTATACACATCCCTGATAACTTTTGGTAGTTCGTGGTTTAGAGCGGCATATCTGAGCATATCTTAAAGATGTGAGACATTTTTATATCAATGGAAACACGAGTACTCATAACAAAGGTACTTTTGCCAAGAATTAGACAGCTTGAGGAAGAAGTGGCCACATTACGAAGACATACATGGCCGTATGTTCAGGCACACAAAGAGACTCATCAGCTTGATGACATGCAAGCAAAGAGGGATTTTTTCAAAAACTTGGACGATGAGACAGTATTGGAACTCTTGAGACTCAAGGCGAGACTCTCAAGAAATCCGGGACTTCAGGGAAGAGAATACGATGTGATTACAGGTTTGCGAAATAATTTTTGTTAGTATATAGTATATAGTAAATGGCGTTCTTGCTTCCGCTTTTAGGTCTGGATGCACTTGGTGTATCTGTACCAGGTGCGGGATTATTTACCGCACCCGTTGTTGCTTTCCAAAAAGACAAAGATCTTGATATGAGCACATTGATATCCCTAATTTGTTCTTGCTTATGTTCGGCTATGATTGTCCAGAGAATGGTATCGTTTCCATTTAAATCACCACCTATCATGATGATGCTGGCTGCCTGTTGTTTCTCAAGTTGCTCATCGTCTGTGATGGTAACCAGAGATACTTACGATAGATTCACGCGAGCTTAGAAAAAATCATCCGTTCTGTACAAATTCACTGCGTATGAACCAGTTTTACCAGTTACTGAGACTGTTTCATTCCCATAGAGTTCTTCACATCCAATGTCTTCCATACAGTCTCTCGCATTGTGGTTTATTGGCACGGCGTAAAGGTTTTCACCACCAGTTGTCGTGTAATAGTGGTAACGGTCGCGGCGCCCTCTCACCTCCTTACCATAAATTGGAAGAGTCTCACCGTTCCCTGTGATAACACCCATTTGTTGCATGAAACCTGGCTTGTATTGTTTGATTGGCGCGCTCCTGAATTCTGGTTCGCGTCGTGGTTCGCGTCGCTCCATCTCAATGCGTGGTGGCACTGGCATCATTGGGACTTCCACTGGGACTTCAACGACTTTGGGGTTGAACCACATGTAACTCAAAATGAGGACGAGCACAACAACGGTTGACCACAAGAGTTGATTTTTCGCCTTGTTCTTCATATATTTAAAGAATATATAAATATTTTAGATATGAATCTTGAACAAAAATCTATCTATTTTGTTGATGATTACTTAAACAATGAAGAGATTGCATTTGTGGACGATTATTTTAAACGTCCGGTTTGGGAATTTGGTCACTGTACTGATCAATCTGATGAACGTTTATTCAAAGGTAGATGGTTTGTTGCCAATTTAGAATATGAAAAGTTTTTCAATGAACATCTATTAAAAAAAATTGAAAAAACAACTGATTGTAAATGGGAAGTCCTTAAGGTTTATGCAAACGGACAAACAATTTTAAACGGTGGTGATTGGCATGTAGATGCAATATGTAACCCCCCCGACCCAATTTATTTTACGGTCTTGTTGTATGTGAGTGATATACACGCATCAAATGTCCATATAATAAATGGATGTACAGAATTTAGACCCAAGCACAAGATTACGACCATTGAACCATTAAAAAATAGAATGGTTTTATTTGACTCTACCATACCACATCGTGGAAATGCACCAACCATCCCAGG